ACGATCAAATCCGTAAACGCATCACCAACGGTGGACTCCGGCCCGTCTACAAAATCAACGATTCTGAAGGCAAAACCAGAGGTTGCAGCAGTTGAAGCAGTTACTGCACTAGTAGAATTACCAGTAGTGGTGCTTCCTGTGCTAGTAGACTGTACCGCAGCCAAGTGAGTATTTTGGCCCAGATCAGCCTGAGTTACAGCGCCATCGGCCTGTACTTGGAACAAGCAATCTGGATCGTCCACAATATAAGCCATAGCATCAGACGCTACAGTGCTGGCAGGCCAGCTCTGACGGAAAGTTTTTTGGCTAGTATTGGGGTCAGTGTAGGAACAACCGACGAAAACGCCGATAGTGCCTGCTGGAAACACAGTTGAGTTGTCTCCATTTGTAGTCACGATTTCGATAGTGCCACCAGCAACAATGGATACAACAGAACCGTTGAAGATGTTGGTGCCATAACCGGAAGCGATCTTAATCTGACGGGTAGAACCAGCGAAGGGCTGTCCTCCTATCAGATTCAACGGCTTTAAGCCGTAAGGGGCAGCAGAAGATGCCATGATAAACTCCTAGTTAACCTTTACCGAAGGTAACCGTCGATTTCCTATCGTTAAATATAGGCATACGAGGGTCACTTTCTCGCATTAAGTTATTGTCAACAGATTGCATCTGAGCAGCAGTTTGCTGCTTATAGTAGTCGTTGCGTTCTGTGACCATTTCTTCTGGGGCTTTACAAAGCATCAATCCACCAATAACGATATTGTCTTTGAACCTGTCATCAGCGACAGAATCAGCAAATATCTCAGGATGGACATCAGCCCGCACCGGCTCCCAGCCTTCACGTAGTTTGGAAGAAACATTGGTAGCATCAGTCACGCCTCGCGTGCTTACACGAATCCAACGATAGCAATACCCGTCTTCTGGCGTAGGGTTAGGCAATACTTCTGGCCTTTCCCAAGCTTTTTTACGAGTAGTAGCTTCTCTCGTTTCGGTCTCACGCGGCATACGTAATTTGTTGTTAGCCATTTTGTTTCCTCGCTAATTTTAAAGCGTGTTCGGCATACCTGTTTGGAGGTACGTTTAGTCGGCTTGCCATAGCAAGTTGCGACTTAGTTAATTTCACCTTATTAGGTGAGGTACTACGCGTAGCTGGTGCAACTACGTTACTAGGTTTCTGCTGCGGGGCCGCTTCCGGTTCCGCGTTTGTACCGGCATTTTGGTTAAAGTAAGCCGGAAATACTTCTTGCATGCGAGCATTTAAATGCTCCCAGTATTCATCAGAGCCATTTTTAACACCCTGATTAATCATCTTGGTATGTACGCCCCAAGCAAACGATGTCATTTCTTCGTTTCCTTCAGGGCCATTGCCATACCAAGGATTGTCATCCACCCACTTTTTAGTCCTTTCGTCCGTTTCAGGTACAGCAGGTGTAGGTGCTTGAGATTGAACATTATTTTGTACAGGTTGTAAAGCCTCTTTACTTTGTTCAACAGCTCTAGGTTTTAAACCGTTAACTTTGTCAGCCCTTATCTGCGCAGTATTTAACGCCTGTTGAGCTTGGACAATCGCATCTGTTTCACCAGAATCATACGCTCTTTTATACTGCTGAGTAGCAAAAGCGAGTTCAGACTGTACTTGTTTCTTGGCTGACTCTATAAGCGCATTGTGACTTTGGTTAGACTGAGTTTTAAGTTGTTCATTTTCTTGAACTAATTGTTTAGCGTACTCCTCAAGAGCTTCACGTTCACGCATGATTGTTTCTTTTGCTCGACGCTCGTCGTGATACGTGCGAGACAAAGTTTTCATGCGTTCTTGTACTTTCTTGCTGTATTCAGAAAGCTCTTCTTCTTGTAAATCTTGCGGAGGTAAAGCTTTTTTGCCCTTGTCAGCGGGAGGAGTATCATCCTCAACCTCTATTTCAATCTCGTCAGTAGCCGCTTCCACCTTCTTTTCTGAAGGTTTTTGAATAGTTTCACGACCTACAGCCGCCTCTATATCGGGCTTTTCTGGCTCTTCTTCAGGGACTTTTACCTCCACTTCTTGGAGGTTTTCTTCCTTATCGGGGTCAGGAAACTCAAACTCTACTTCTTGCATTGACATAGTTTTTTCCTCATGCGCGAGTTAATTTACTCGTATCTTCAACCACAGCTTCGATAGAGTCATCGTTCATCAAACGATACTCAGTCTTGCCGACTTTAAACCGCGTGCCTGTATTGGCACGGAACATTACATAATCACCCTGCTTGCACCACGGGCCGTCAGGAAATCGCTCTTTGTCTTGGTAGGCTTGGTCACCTATATCAACCACCGCCCCTACCATAGACAAGATATACTCCTCTCGTATGGTCGAAGCAGCTTTTGCAATACCCCCATCAAATGTATCTTCTATAGTAGGTAGAGCAACAAGAATACGGTATCCAACGGGCCTGGGTATCTGGCTATCTAATACCACTTCTGCCTTTTCTTTCTCATCTATCTTCCTGCGCCGCTTTTCTTCAAGCGGTGTTAAAGCTGCTTCAGTCATCTGAGTCTTCCATATAGTTACGCGCAAGGTCTTCTATTTCTCTGCGTGCGGCGGTTAGACCCCGGATCACCCCACACGATTCCTTATACTGGGAGAAGTCTTTAGCTCCACCCTCACTAAGAAATTCTTCTTGGCTTTGCTGTAGGTCAGCAAGTTTTTTATCAAGCACGTCAAAGACGGTTGGCGCCATTAGTTACGCTCCCTATACGCGATACGCAACGTAGCTACGGCGTTCGCTATATTTAATGCTGCTTGGGCAGACTTCATTGCTTCGTTAGGTTCTTCTGTGGCTGCATCATGGCAAAGACAATACATAGCTCTTAATGCCTCTTTCTCCACATCTTTAAACTTATATCCTTGCCCACCATTTATGCTTTCGGGATCACGAGTTGTATTTCTCATAGGGTTCTAACTCCTGTGATTGTGGTTGTTACCTCCTTGGAGGCGTTTGCTGTGATTTCGCAAGATCGAGGATGGCTTTGGTTTCATCCAAGTCTTGCTTTGCGTTAGCTTGATCTGTTTGAGCAGCAATGCGAGCAGCCTCAATAGTGGCGGTATTATCTGCCTTCTCTTTGTCAAGCCTAAGTTTAGCGGCATCTAACAGTGCGTCTGCCTGATCTTTAGCAGCTTTGCGCTGTTGTTCCTGTGCTTTAAGCTGCATTTCGGCCTGCTGCATCTGGAATACCGGGTCTTGAGCCTTCTGTTGAGCCTGTTGTTGCGCCACATTTGCTTGTTTTTGTTTAGAAAGTTCTATCGCAGCCTCACTCATCAACCTAGACAGGTTGCTTTCTATGACTTCAGGCAGCTCTTCTCCAGGCTGTGGTAGCGTTGCACCAAGCCGTTCTTCTATTTGCTGCCTATACAAGAAAGCCATGTGCTCCCCTATATGTGCTTTGATAGCTCCAACTATTTGTTGTGCAGCGGGATTTTGGCCTATAAACGCCGCTATCTGTGGGTCTTGTAGGAAAGCTTCATGTACAGCTATGTGTGCTTGATGGTCTTGATATATAAAGGCTTTTGCTGGTTTTCCTACCAAAAAGGCCATATTCTCACTAACTGGATCGGCAGGCTTAATATCGTCCTTAGTTGGAACAAGCTTGTCCGCATTCTTAATACCCAGAACCTCGATCATTTGCCGATGTAGCTGGGGCATGTCATATATCTGAGGGGTAGCCTGTGCCATCTGCAACACGGTCTGATACTGCACAACTCTTTGTGCCATCGTGCTGCTATTGGGGTCGCTGACAGGAATGACTTCCACCATGTCGTAGTCCATACGGCGGGCACGGGCTTCGGCACGGTCAGGCGTGTACATGTACTCATCTGGCGCATACTCAGCAATGATGGCCCGCAGCAGTTTAAATTCCTGCTTCATGGCATAGTGGACACGGGCTTGTACCGCAGCCATAGGCTTGAGAGTGCGCTCCAGTAGAGCGAGCGTGGTACCGACAGGCGCGTTGGCGCTCATGTCGGAGATGTTCATGTCACTGATAGCCCCCAGACGGCGGCCTTCCTCAGTAATTTGCTGTAATAACGCTAACAAAGTTTGACTCGGCTCCTTGTAGGGAAGCGTCATCAAGTTGTCTTTAATACTACCAGAGGGCACGTCCACGTCACGGAACTCGCCGGGGCCGATGGGGGTATCGTCTCCTTTGACCCGTAAACCACGAGACTTCAAGCCCCCCGGTAGATTTGAAAGTGTACCTGCGTCAACTAATTGACGGATGAGGGAAGTGCCTGCTTTAGCATATCCACCAATAATGTGAATTAAACCAAGACCATAGAAGCCAAAACCCGGCACATAAGAGTAGTGGACAAAATGTTGACGCTTGAGCGTCAAAGGATCGTCAGGGTTCCAGTTACGTCTAATAGATAATACGGTGCCAGACCCTTGCTCCAGAGTTACCACATAAGGCTTTGCTATCTGCAAATCGCCTTCTTCTTGGTCAACTTCGTCAATAATGAGGTCTGCGTGGACTTCTAAGATCGTATAACGGTCGTCAGCGTTGAGAGTGTACCCCCCTTCCTCTGCTTTTTTCTCTTCTATATCGGTGTGGTAGGAGACAGGATCGCCTAGCTCCTCATCCAAATAAAAGCCAGCCGCCTGTAGTTTTACAAGTTCGTTCTTTGTTTTACGCATTACATGGGTAACGCGCTCGGCTGTTTCTATATTGGACGCGCCATACGGGACGATCATGTCCTCGGCGGGGATATAGATAGCAACCTGTCTGCCAAGATTGGGGTCGAAATAAACCTTTTTAAACGCAGACCCTGCAAGACCAAGAGAGTAGAGTAACCGTTCATGTTCGGGACGATACTCAACCATGACATCCGTTAACTCATAGTTCATATCCGTCCGAACGCGAAGGGCGGCGTCTTCTTTCTCTTTGGTTACTTCTCCAAGTATCTTGGTCTTGACAGGGCCAGCGGCGGGAAAAGTTTCACTCATCGCTTCAGCTTGGAAGCGGATAGCGGCTTCAGCGAGGATATTAGAATAGACACCACAGGCGTCTTCCCAGGGTTCTACTCGCTCTTCGTATTTGAAGCCGAGCACATCCAACCCCTTTACAAACGAGTCTGCCCATTCTTTTCTGCTGGATGTGTCGGCCTCAACATGACCTATAAGCTCTGACGACAGCTCTGTCAAGGTACCTTCATCCAAATATTCTGCCAGGTTCGCGTCGAACGGCGCACCTATTGTCTCTTCTAGCCCCTCTTCGGGCATTAGAGTAATCTCAACGCTACCGTCATCCATTGTCACCATATCAGGATTGACAATGCCAAGTTCTAATTCTGCCATCAGTAGTACCCGCCTCTACGCTGCTTAAAGTATTGCACTTCGTCTTCTTCATCCGAAGGCAATCTAACAAACCCGCCCTTTCTATATCTCATCAGTGCCAGTGACACAGAGTCCACGTAGTCATCATGCTCCCCTGCGGGGAATGCTGCGACCTCATCAATCACTGCTTCTGCCCAACTTGTGTTGGGTGCCCACACCATACCGGAGGCGAACAAGTCAGAAACCGCGTTCAACCGCGTAATCTTGTCATTACCCTTGGTGGGAGTAAACTCCTGCACCGGTATACCCATCGCCCGCATCTCGTATATCAGCGGTGCCCCCGATGCCTTCTTCTCTACAATCAGGCTATCAGGTTGCCATTCATCATACTCCTCTACCGCCACGCGTTTCAGCGTGGGGAACTCCATCCTATCCCTGAACGCGTTGAGCAATATGATGTTTGCTTGATCTGTACCGTTCTCATCAGGGTGATAAAACACACCCCATGTCGTGCAGGCCGAATAGTCCGCCCTGTTTGTCTTCTCGAACGCCGTATCCCACGCCATCAGCAGGAACTCACACGGCGGAGGGTTCTCCTTCTCCCAGGTTCTCCACCATTCGCGCTTGACGATGGCAGATGTCTCTGCGGTTGGCTCCTGTTGGTACTGAGCCATCCATTTTGCGTTAGGAAGTTCCTCCTTTAACGCCGCAAGCTCCTCTGCTGCCCAAAATTCAGGCCACAGGGGGTTACCAGACGGCATAATAGCCGGAAATTCAATCACTTCCCACTCATCACCACCCCTTTGGGCACTGGCTTTGAGCACTTTTGCCGTCAAATCGCGCAATGACCACCTTGTCATCACGATAACGATGGCTCCGCCCGGCTGTAGGCGCTGCCGAGGCCCGGATGTGTACCACTCGTAGGTCTTGTCGTATATATCCGGGTTTATTTCAGCTAATGCTGCCTCCTGTTCCGAGTGCGGATCGTCAATAATGAGCAAATCCGCGCCCTTTCCAGTAACCGCACCACCTACACCTATCGCAAAGTAGTCTCCACCCTTGCTTGTGTTCCATCTTCCGGCGGCTTTACTGTCTGAGGACAGGTGTAAATCAGGAAATATACTGTGGTACTCGTCCTTATCTACTAAGTTCCTTACCTTTCGACCAAAACCCACGGCCAACTCCGCAGTGTGAGAGGTCTGGATGACCTTTTTATGCGGAAATTGACCCAAAAACCAAGCAGGCAGAAGATAACTAGCAAACTCAGACTTAGTATGACGAGGAGGCATATTGATAATAAGACGCTTACACTCGCCCCGAGCCACTCGTTCAAATGCTTCAGCCATCCTCGCATGGTGCCGTCCACTAATAAACGTAGGCCACATCTGCTTGGTAAAGTCCAAGAACCGCGTCTGTGCCTTCTTCTGCTTTTTCAGCCTATCAAGGTGTTCCAGTTCCGCCAGAAGCTTTTCCTGCTCTACCTGCGAGAGCAGCGGTAACACCTTCGGTATATCTTTAAGCGTTATATTGTCAAACGGTGTCGAGGTCGTCATCCGTATTGTCCAGACTCAATACACCCAACATCTCGTCTAAATCTTCGTCAGTAGTCGCTGCCCCCAGGGGCACTGTATCTACTACCGTAGCGTTAAGCAGATTCTTGACCCGCTCTTTTATGGCAGATTCCAGGTCTTCTGGATTCTTATAGTTGATCGTAACCTCGCTGCGCTCAGTGAATATGCCTATGTCACTGTGCTTACCCAACAACTCAAGTGCTTTCAGCTCGTATCTTGGGTCGCCGCAGTCTGCTATTTCCATCAACTTGTGTGTAATCGCAGAGCGTGCCTGGGCTGCATCCATAGCAAGCTGGGCACCATAGGTACGCAGGAAAGCTGCGGCAGCGAATGCCGTGTTCTGATTTGTCAGGTTGGAAGGCTTTTTGGCCTCGGCAACTGCCTTCAGCAGTTCCTTCTCGCGCTCAACGTCACCTTCGGTAACATCCAACGCTGCGCCCAGGGATTCTTGAAGTTCCGCTGTGTTACCGGCTACTGCCATCTCTTCAAGCAGAGTCGCGGGTTTCTCCTCCGACAAGTCGTAAGGAATCGAGTGGTCTTTGGTGGGTTCCACTTGAACAACGGTCATACGCAGGTATCCGAAATACCAGTTTTTGCGAAGTCTAACATATAGTTACGTAATGACAACAGCAATAGAAATCCGATTGTAATTAGCAGTGTCTAGGCAAATCAAAGCCTTACACCCGCTTAAATTGTAATAAGGATTGAAATAGGGGGTTTGAGCCTCTTGACGGGGGGTGTTTCCTGTATTGAGGGGGGTGGGGTGCGAGTCA